CGGGGGCAGGACCAGCTCATGCTGCCCGGTCTGGTTCATCGCCAGCGACGGGCCCGGCGGCAGCAGCCCGCCCTCGTCGTACCAGTTGTATGACCGCTCATGGGCGGCAGCGCCGGACGGCCCGCCGTACCGGCCTGACATGTACCCGGCCATCCAGGAGATCTGCGGGCCCGCATGCGACCCCCCAGCCGCCCGCCCCGCCGGCGGGAGCTTCGACTCGGGCAGCGACTGCGGGATCCCGTACGCCCCCGAGGACGGGTTCCGGGCGAACCGGTTCCACCCCGACTCCCGCATCGCGACGTAGTTCCACGCCTGCCACAGCGCCCCGGACGCCCACTGCGGGAACATCGACTTGGCGATCGCGGCGTTCGCGGACGCGTCCCCGCCCGCCGGCCCGGCGTTGGACCCGTACCCGCCCGCAGCCGCGGCGGCTGCGGCGGCGGCCTGCTTGATCGCGGCGCGCATCGCCTGCACCATCGCCGCGGTCATCGTGTCCTGGAACTTCTGGTGCATCGTGACGGCGTACTGCCCGGACAGCACGTCGGTGTTGCCTGTCAGGGCGGGCCCGTGCCCGTCGTTGCCGACCTGGCCGCCGCCGGCGAACCCCTTGATCTTCCCGCGCAGGTGGTCGACCGCGCCGGCGTTGACTATGTGGGTGGGGACGACCAGCTCGCCGTGCATCGCCTTGATCAGCACGCCGTCCTTATTCGCCGGCCCGCCCCGGACGAGCATCCCGTGCGCGGCGCCGCCTGGGTTGAGCAGCGCGGTGGCGGACTTCCCCTTGCCCGGGTTGGTCAGCCCGGACTGGATCTGCTTGATGGAGAACTGGCCCTCGCCGTTCATCACGATCTGCAGCGCGGCCTTCTTCGGGATCCCGAGGACCTTCGCGATCATCGCGGCGATCTGGCTGGTGGAGTCCCCCGCCGCCTTACCCGACGCGATCAGGTCGTTGATCAGCGTCTTGCGGGCTGCCTTCGCCGCGTCGGACTGGCGGCCGTCCTCGGCGATCGCCCGGCCGTACGCCTGCGCGGCCTTCGCGACCCCGTTGTACTGCAAGATCGCGTTGTTGATGTCCCCGATCAGCTGCCCGGCGATGTAGTTGCCCTGCGCTTGCATCGCGGAGGTCAGCAGCGCCTGCTGGATGGTGGCCTGCTGCGACGCGGCCTGCATCGTCTTCATGTCGCCGGCCGTGTTGGTCAGCTGGCCCGACGTGATCCCGAGGAACTTGTTCAGCGCGCCCAGCGAGATCGGCCCCTGGTAGCCGGCTTCCTCGGCCAGGCCGACGAGCTGCGCAGTGGCTTCCTGGCTGCCCTTGGCGTACTGCTCGAGCGGCGCGATCCCCGCGGCTATCCCGCCCTTGAACAGGTTCTGCGCCAGCCCCGCGGACCGCCACGAGTCCGCCAGCGAGTTGATCTGCCCGATCTGCTGGGTGAACGCCTGATTCAAAGCCACCCCGGCCGGCGTCAGCGAGTCGATCGCGGCCTTACCGTCGGCGAACGCGGTCTTCAGCTTGCCCAGCGACAGTTTCAGGTCACCGGAGTGGGTCTCCAGCGTGGAGAACCCCTGCGCCACCGTGTCGAACGCGGACATCGCCCCGGTCATCGCGGAGATCTGCGTGTCCCACCCCTGGTTGAGCTGCTGCATCGCCTTGTACTGGTCGGTCTGCTGCTTATCCAGCACCTGCATGGCGTTGCCGAGCACCCCGGTCTGGGTGGCCATCGCGCCGTACCCCCGGTAGGCCGCCTCGACCTGCTGCTGGATCATCGCCCACGCCGCGCCGGAAGAGTCCAGCATCTGCTTCATCGTGATCCCGGCGGTGATCAGCAGCCCCTGCGCGTTCGCGACCCCGCCGTACGTCTTCGCCAGGCGGCTCAGCCGCGTGTCGTAGGTTTCCTGCTGGCCCTGCAGCTTCTGCTGGATCGCGGTCAGCTCGCCGATCTTCCTCGCCTGCTCCCCGTAGGCGAGCGTCGTGGTGCTCACCGCCTGGCCGGTGTGCAGGTTGACGGTGGCGGAGTATTCCTGGGTGGCGGCGAGCTTGGTGTTCGCGGCGGCGAGCCGCAGCGTGGTCGCGCCCAGGTCGGAGAACAGCATCTTCGTCCCGGCGTCCAGCGTCTGCGCGTTCTTCAGCGCGTCCTGCATCGAGTCGCCCCACGTGACCGTGGCGTCTTTCGCGGAGTGCAGCCACAGCACCAGGCCCGCGATAGCCCCCGCCGCGACCCCCACCCACACCAGCGGGTTGACCAGCGACAGGGCCTCCATCAGCCCGTACACGGCGATGAAGTCGCGGATCGCGCCGATCAGCCCCACGAAATCGGTCACCGCCCCGGCCAGGGCCACGCCCCACCCGATGATCGTCGCGCCGAACCGCACCGCCGCGGTGACCGCCAGGCCCACCCACAGCACGAACCCGTGCCCCAGCACCAGGACCTGCCCGAGCGGGATGATCAGCGCGGTGACATGCTCGACCAGCCCGAGGATCGACGTGCCGGTCTGCAGCAGGATCGTCGCCCACCCCTGGTTCATCCGGACCAGGTTCCCCAGGATCCCGAACAAGTTGCCGAACGACTGGCCGAGCAGCCGCACGTCGTTCACGGAGTTCTTCAGGAACTCGTTCATGTTGGTGGAGTTGATCGCCAGCGCGGCCCGGGCGGCGAGCTGGGTGAACACCTGCCCGGTCTGCATGATGACGGTGTTGAGCTCCCCGCCCTTCTTCGTCGCGACCGACAGGGCTTCCCCGAAAATCTGGTACACCTGCGGCCGGACCGCGTCGTGCATCTTCTCGAGGTTGCCCGTCATCGGGGCGATCGCCTGCCCGGTCGCGTCAGCGACGGTGTGCAGGTCGGTCAGGTGCCGTTGCACTTCCTGGATCGCGTCGGACGCGGCGACCCCCCACGCCCCCGCCGCGATGATCGCCGGCCCCCACACCGCGGCGATCTCGATGAGCGCGTCGGCGAGCAGGTGCAGCCCCCCGACCTGGGTGAGCATCTTCGGGAGCAGCCCGTCGAGCAGCCCGCCCCACAGTTGCAGCGGCTGGTTCACCGCGCGGATCGCGCCGCCCCAGAACCCCCACGCGAACCGGGCCCCGTTCACCGCCCCGGTGCTCGCCGCCGTCGACGACGCCGCTGCTTTCGTGGCGGCCGCGTTGACCACCGCCGCGACGGCCGCGTCTTTCTGCGCGCCCGCCTCGGCGTGCAGAGCCGCCGTCCAGCCCAGCGTGGAATTGATCGCGTCCAGTTCGGCGGTGTCGAGCGTCCGGACCGCCAGCGCGGTCTTGGTGGCGTTGGCGGCGGCGTCGAGCTCAGCGGCGGACATGGCCCGGATCCCGCCGGTGGCCAGCAGGGAGTCCCGCATCACGTCGAGCAGCGCGACGTCCTGCGCCCGGAACCCGGCCGACGCGGCGATGGCGGCGTTGCCCGCGGTGAGCTGCGCGTCGGTCAGCCGCGAGTAGGCCGTCGCCGTGGTGTACGCGGAGGCTGCGTTCCGGTCGTTGGCCACGATGAGCCGGTCCGCGGCGGTCGCCGCCTCAACGTTCGCGGTGGCTAGCTCATGCGCTGAGGCCCGCAGCTCCGAATACGCGGCGATCGCGTCGACGGCGGCCTGCGCGGCGCCCAGCTCCGCGTCGGTCAGCGCGCGGGCGGTCTCAGCGGCCTGGGTCTGCGCGGCGGACACCGCCTCAAGCGACCCCGCGACCTCCTCAATGTTCCGGGTGGCATTATTAATTGCCTCGAGGACGATCTGGATCGTCGCCACCAGCGGGGCCCCTCAGTCGTCGTTCCATCTGACCGTGTTGCGCCCGTCGGTCTTCTCGCTTTCCTCAGCGAGATACGTGAAATACGCCTGCCACTCGGTCAGCTCCCGCGAGGAAGCGTTCGCGAGCAGCTCAGCTTTGGTTTTCCCCAGCCGGGTGGCTAGGTCGAAGATGAACCGTCTCCATCCGTCTTCCCGAAATCCTTGGTCAGGTCCTCCACGTCCGCCTCGGATATGCCGGACAGTTTCGCGGCGGCGTCGTACAGCCGGTCCAGCGCGGCACCGGACTTCCCGGACAGCGCGTCGATGTCACCCGGGCCGAATACCAGCTGCCCGGTCTCGTCGACGGCGCACAGCACCACCAGGCGGGCCCGGAAATCCCGCATGTCGGGGACCATCTGCTTACCCCGCCGGACGGTCAGGCCGGCTTCCCAGGTGTCCCGCTGGGAACCGGTCAGCCCGCGGACCATCACCTCGCCGCCCCACTCCGGTATCTCAACCCGCTGCGACTTGATGTCATCAGCGGCCAGGATCTGATCCTTGGACAGCAGCATGCGCGCACCCTCTCGCGTAACCCGTATGGCGATATCAGCGGCCGCCAGGTACAGCAGCCCGTCAGCGGGCGGCACACCGGTAATGATGGCAGCTCACCCGGCTAGACGGTCGAACGTGGCCGTGATCTGATCTGCGGCGCGGCGAACCGCGTTCTCCGACGCGGGCCCGTACAGCGCCACAGCCCGCGCGAAATACGGGTGGGACGCCTGCCCGTACCACCGGGACCGGTCCCCGAAGAACGGGTGCCGCCACGGGTATTTCGTGGCGTTGAGGTACAGCGGGAGCGCTTTCTGCCCGGACGGCATCCGGGACGCGTCGACCTCCACCCCCGCCGACACCATGGTCCCCTTGATCTCCGCCCAGGTCTGCACGCACTTCGCGATCCTCACCCGCAGCCCGGTGTGCTTACGCCCGTACGCGGGAGTGTTCAGGATCGCGGCGCGGACCCGGGGGGCGAACGGCCGCTGCGACTTGCGGAGCTCGTCGAGCAGCTTCCTGGTGATCTCGGTGTTCGACCCCGCCACGTGCAGCGCGGTGATCGTCGACGTCAGCGTCGCCATCAGATACGCCCGCCCCGGGGAGATTCGAACTCCTCCCCCCTTGCGAGGGGCACGGCATCCCGTAGCCGGCGGGTCACTCCTGCTCCGCTGGCTAGACGGACCGAACCCGCACTCCGAAGACAAGCGCAATACGCCATATATATCAGCCGGCCGGGATGACCACGCCGATCGCGGGGACCCCGGACGGCGCGAAGTCGACGGCGAGCATCGCGGCCTTGTTGATCGACGGGTCCGGCGCGGTCGACGCGACCTGCACCGGGAACACGTCCATCAGCTGGCCGCTGACGTCGCCGTCCCACAGCATCGCGACGAACCCGGTGACCCCGATCGCGAACAGCGACCTGACGTCACCAGAGTGAGCGTCCTGGTAGAACGTGATGTCGTTCTTGGACGATTCGAGGGCGCCGGGGATCTGCTGCACGAACCGGGACCCCATGTCCGGCACGTTGACCATCGCAGCGGTCAGCGAGAAACCGGTCACCGACTCCATCTCGCCGGACAGGTCAACCCCGGCGTTCAGCTCAGCCCGGGTGGGGGACAGGTAGTTCGCGCAGGTCGCCATCCAGTAGCACTTGCGCTTGCCGGACGGGTAGTACCGGCTGGTCGGGTTCAGCGGCGGGGGCGCCATCAGTTATCTCCTGCGGACTCGGAACCACCGGCGGTCTCGGCCGCCGCCGTCTTCTTGCTGCCAGGCGTGTCCTCATCGGGGGGCGCCTGGGATGCGGCCTGCCCGTTGGCCGCGTCCTTCCTGACCCACCCGGACCGGGCGTACAGGCCGACGGCCCGGGGGGGCGCGTCGAACTCACCGCCGGTCCCCGGGTGGATCAGGACGGTCATGGGATCCGCACCGACGCGACGGTCACGTTGGTCACGGTCGAGTACTGGACTGGCTGCGCGGCGATGCCGTACACCGCGGACGGGGTGGGGATGACCTCCCACCCGCCGAGCGCGGACCCGGTCGCCGCGGTGCCGGGCACCGACACGACCCGGCTGGCGACGGCCAGCCCGTCGTAGGTGACCGACACCGGCAGCACCACCGAGCACGCAGCGGACCCGGTGTTGTTGACGAGCAGCCCGAAATGGTCT